TTGTTGTAATTGTTGCATCGCCTGTGGATTTTGTTGTGCCTGTTGCATTTGTTGCTGTAACTGCTGAAATTGCTGTTTGTATTTTTCTTGTACCTGTTGTCCTGCAATTAATGAAATATGCTCTGATACGTGTGCTTGTAACATGGCATATAATTGAGGATTAATCTGCACCATTCTTGTAAACATAAACTCAGCATGTGCCTGTATATGCGCCATATGGTTCTGCATTGGAAATGACTTTGGCTGTTGTCCACGCATTGCGCCTGCATTCTCCATTGCTGGACTCATAGGTTCCGGCATCTCCGGATCAGGTTTTAATATTGCCTCCACATTGTCCACACCCATAGCATCATACATTCTTCTGTATGCTTCACGCAAATTGTGTAATTGTGGTGCAGCACTTGCTAATTGCAATTGTTGCTGCGCCAATGTGACACGCTGTGCCATTGAAAATATATTAGGATCTGATACGGGAATAACATCAACACGGTCATCAAAATCAGATTGTTTAATTTGTTGGTTTCCACCAACAACCATGTAAGGATATTGTGGTGGAAGATAAATCTGGAATACTTTTGCTAGTAACTTAAATTCAATTTTCTGTGCATAGTGCAATCGTTTGTGTATTGCACTCATAACTTTTGTTCCACGCTCAATCAATGCAAGCGTAGTTCCTACAGGGTTCTGTTCATTTCCTTCCCCAAGCTTCATATCCGCAATCGCCGCAAATGATTTTCCTGCGTCAACAGCAAAACCTAACAATGCAAATAAAACCTGTGATGGTTCCTTGTAAGGAAGTGGAAGAAGTGACTCCTTAATGGAAACTCCTGTAACATCCACATCACGAAATTCTCCTGGTTGCAAAGGCTCGTCATGGTCGCGTATGCGCATTCCACGTGCCTTAAAACCTGCTGGTAGATTGGCAAGAGTACCTGCATCAATTAACTGCCGCAAAACACTTGTTGCAGTTCTTGACAATCCACCTAGCATATGTATTAGACCAAAGCCGTAAAACCCTAGTCCTGGGAGGAACTTGTAATGTACAAAGTATTGGTTCTTTTCAAAATTAGGATCATTCTGTTTCCAGTTTCTCCTTATTGAAAGAACCTTTCTTGAAAATTGGTCTATTGAAATTATATAAGGAAGCTTTACGCCGGATGTATCCTCAAATCCAGGAACATCGGCATCAACGTGTATTTCCAGTACGACATGTTCATCGTCATCGGATGCATAGTTCTTTTCAACACCATGCAATTCATCAACCTTATCCACAGTATCGGATGACTCCGTCTGTCCTGTTGGAAGTTCCACGTCACGGTAGAATCCACCTAGTTGTTGCTTTCTTACATCATTTCCATTTGTCTTTATGACATGTGTTATTCTCTCCGCACTCGCCAGATCTGTAGCCATATAGTTGATTACTAGATCCTCACTGGTAATGAACTTCGCTGTCGCACGCTTCAAGAGACCGTCATAGTAGACTTTCTTGAACGCCGATCCTGAAAGTGGAAGATAAAATAATAGTTGGTCCATGTCCGGGTCGTACTCGCGCATGACATCAGTAATCTGATAATTCATGAAGTCCTGCACCCTTTTAGCCTGATCTTCTATTTCAGGTGTCGAGAGTCCTATAACTTGAGTACGAACGGGGCCGCTTGGGGGGAGAAGTTCCTTATACGCTTGGGCTTGAAACTGTGTAACAGATTCAGCGAGTAAGGGGTGAACGACCCCGGACGAACCTTCGAATGGTTGGGTGCGGTCTTCATACTTGAATCCCAGCATATCAAGGCCTTTGACATAGGATTCTTCCCAGTCTTTCCTTGAATCCTTATCCGATTCGAATCCTGCAAGTAGGTCGTTTGACAACCTACCTAAATCATTTTCTTCAATATAATCCGCCAAATTTGCATCATGCGGAATGTTTGCTGTATCTATAGGCGCATTAGGATCAAAATTAACGTCTGCACTTCCATCCTCATTTTCCATCAGTTCAATGTCCGGATCAAACTTGACGTTTTTATCCGGCTCCAATTGCACTTCTTCACCAGTAGGTTCTATTTCTAATGCCCCAGTTAATGCCTCTAATGCCTTATCTATATTATTCTTCGTGTCTCTAGCCATGTCGAGCTATTCCCCCTCTCTTGTATGCTGGAAGTCCTTTTGAAACAATAAATTTCGATTGATCATCAAGCCAGATCATTGGAACTTCCCACGCTACACCTTTAGAATCCATTATAGATGTTTTTACAAATTTTGCACTACTTTTCTTTGCAACTTTTTTCATTGCGCCAGTCGCCATTGGGCCATATGCCACTATATGCCCACCATAGCTTTCATCCGTTGTGCGTAGTCCTCTAGTCTTAATTGCAGGCGATGCAATAGCCACGCCGTCATACCCACCTTCCTGTGCCATCTTCGTTGCATACTTGATAACAAACTCATTATAGTCCTCTGTCTTGCTGTACGGACCCTGCGGTACGCCGCTTGTCTCTTTTGAAACTTTTTTCTTGCTCGCGTCAATTATTTTTCTTATTTTGTCCCTTTCCTTATTAAGCTTCGTTATTCGCTTTTGAGTTTTTACTGTCTGCGGCTGTGCAGCTAGGTCCTCAATCTTGGCAACAATCAACCTGAACTGTTCCTCATTTACCTTATCCGATGCGCTTACGGGAAGAGGAACGTCTCCTCGTTGTGCATAGCGTGATTTCGCTAATTCACCCGGCATTGGAGGTGTTCCTTCCTCTGCCATTTGTTTGACATATTTCTGTGACTGCCTAATTGGCTGGTGCATGTCTGACTGTATTTCCTCTATGAAAATAATTCTTCTTCCGTACTCATCCGTCCTATCGGACGTGCGCATGTGCACGAAGGCATTCTTTCCTTCGGCCTCCGGTATTCCACTGAATCCATGCGAATATTTATAAACAGGTTCTCCCTTGCGCATCGCTCCTGGTGTGTACTTGAAGAGGAGCTCACGCGGATTCTCGCCGCCACTAAGTGTCTGCGTAGAGGCATACTGCGGTTGACCCGTATATTCCCTCAGCCCAGTTACCCTCTTTCCAGAGGCACTGGATAATTGATTAATCATGTTCTTCAGCTTAAAAGGAAACTTCTGCGGAAATCCTTCTTCCAATACATTCGGAACGCCGTAAATGTCATCTACTATCTTGTTAATGTTCTTAAATATGGATTCCGCCTCTTCCTTGTGCTTTGCAATGGCGTCAGGCTGCATTCCACGCTTCAGCTGGTCCTCCGTTGACTTCAAATACCTGAAAAATCCAGCTTGCGGATCGCGGTATGACTGCGGGTCTATTTTATGAAGGGATTTAAGGTACTTATCCATCATTTCCGTCTTAATCTCACGTCCTGCTATCTTAACATCCATCTTCGGTGCAATCCGATCAAATGAATCCACGAGGACCTTTTTAGGTATAACCTTGTTCTTATATTTAGATAGGAACGGTGCGAGTGAAGTGTCATTCAGTTCCGCGTGCTTGATGATTGGAAATCCTTTCTGAGGACCCTTGCCCAATAAATAGTCAAGCCACTGTCCTCCCGTCATGGCCTCTTGCGGTGATCCAATAATCTTTTCCCTTGAGCCCCAGAATATTGCTCCTGGCTTATCCGGATCCCCGTATTTTGTTCCTTTTGGAAGTTCGGGTTCCTTTTTGGCTACCTTGTAGTCTATTATGTCCTCATAATATTTATCCTGATTGATAGGATCAACGTCCTTCTGTCTTTTAAGCCATTCATTGGCATCCGCTCGTCCCCTGAAGTCCTTTACAGGATTGCCGTGCTTATCCATAACAGCCCATGGTTTCTTGGACATAACTCCTTTGGTTGGCCTAGCCCTAGTTCCGTACTGCGTCAACTTTCCTAACACCTTCGGTGCGAATTTCTTCACTATTCCTCCTCCCGCAAAGCTCTGCGGGTTTGCCCTTATCATTGCCACTGCGTCATCGACGCTGAATTTTTCCGCCATGCCACCTCTATTTTTTCTAGGTGATATATTCCAAAAAGAGTGTGGACCTTCATGTGGTCTCTTCCTTCCATATTTATCATAAGCAAACTGTGATGGAGTGAAATCCCAAAATTCATTATATCCTTGAGCATATTTATTTGGATCTAAATCAAACATTGTAGATCCTTGAGTAAAATCATCTGCTTGACCTAACATAATTTTTTTAGCATATTGATAATATGGATGATTTTCCGTCATATCAAAATCCCAGAAATTACGATTAGCATCACTTGCATAAGGAGTAAATTGTCCTGAACCAGAAAGAACTCTTTTAATAGAGGATAAATTTTTGTTAGGATGTAATTGGTAAGTGCTTTCAGGTCCTTTATAACTAGCTCTATTTTGAATTACATGTCCAATTGCTTGTGCATCTCTAAGGTCTTGTGAACTTTCAGCATGCATCATTCTTGCCATTGCTTCCACGTCACTCATATTTCTTAATCTAGTCATGCGGCTGTTTTCAATTGCTTGATCGCTTCTTTTTCCAAGTTTTTTTCTTATTCCAGGTCCAGACGTTCCACCACGATAGTATCCATGCATGCCGTGTCCTCCTCTAAATTGTTCTTCCCAATCTGCCATTTCTTTTGCTTCCTTGTTTAATGTATAATCATCTAAATTTTTTTGCATCTTATCAACATTTTTTTTCATTTCCTTTGACATTGGCTTATTAATGGCTTTCCTTAACTTATCCACGGTTCCGAACACATTACCAGAAGGAGAGAAAGAGTCAACATAACTACGAAACATGCCCGCGTAGTCGTTTTCCATTCCCGAGACCGACCATTCATCAATATCCAATCCTTTTACCCCTTTGGGGTCTGCTTTATAAAATCCCATCTCCTTTGCGAGCTTCTTCTTGTCAGTGGTCATGACGTACTCAATCCAGTCATCCTTGGCAATGTCCTCTCCGCCGGCTTCCATATGCCAGTTGTCATCAACGAATCTTGTCTCCTTGTTTATCTTGTCAATGACAATGTGCTGGTCGTTGCCGTGGTCATATATCTTGTTCTTCCATGATATGGTTGTCTGGCCCGGTTCCTCTCTCAATACGATATCATCCCATGTCTCCAAATCCTTCATTTCACTTGGAAACATATCATCCGCCATTGTTTCATCGCTTGGCTTAACCTTAAAGTGACTTTCTGTTCCCGTCTTTCCTCCGTACAGCTTTATTTTCCTAGAGCCAAGCTTTTGAACTTGAGAATTATTGCCCATTCTGAACACGGTTTTCGCGGTAGTGGGAACATCCTTCAGCGCTGAAAGCATTCCGTTCACCCACGGTGGAGCAAATGACAGCGCCGCTTTCTTCGCGGCAGGTGCCGCAAGCTTCATTGCCGATTTTGGAATCGCTGCTGCTGCAGCTGTTGCGCCCATTCCCTTCAGGAATTTTCTTCTTGACATCATTCCCAGGCTCTCACCTAAAAGCTTCTTGATCAGTCCGCCTCCGGCGTAGCCGTTGACTATTCCGCCTTCGCTCATTCTAAATGGCATAGATTTCATAATATCCGCACGGGGCATTCCAGCTTCACGAAGTGGCCTCATAAATTCTAAATTATTATATATGCTTTCAATCTCCTTTTCAAGTCTACCCACATCATCCAAGGCCCAGCTCGTATGCTTTAAGTGTGAAGGTGTATGCCCTCTTTTCAAATTATACTTTTTCATTAATGATCTAAGAAAATTTTTTGTTTGTTGATCCCTTCCCATAAAGTCAATTTGATTAAAAATTTCAGCGTTATTTGTTGCTGTTCTATACGTCGCATGCGGCTCATCAATTACGAATCTGAAAGGAACATCCTTCAAAACTGCATCATCAATACTTGACTTCGCTGAATGTGCAAGAGCCTCTGCTCCTTTAAAATCTCCTGCATTGGCTCTCTCAATCATTGTCTCAAAAGTCTCAAAAATCTTTCTTTCAAATTGCGACTTCATATCGAATACAGTTTCTGGGGCTTCCTCTAATTGTCTTTCACCCCAAGCCGGTTTTCCACGGTGCGGTATCCTGTTTGTTATGGTTAAATTGGAAGGAACATTTTTTCCTCCAAACATGTAGGACTGTATGTGATCATAATCAAAATATCTTTTTTCATAAGGTAATTGCCTTTTAGTTGTCGGAGGAGTTCCTTTCGGGAAACCTATATTAATTTTATATAACTGGTCACCGCCTTTTGTTCCTGGTGGAAAAATTTTGTTTATAACTGCATCAGGCCTTCCCACACTACTATCCCTGGCAAAATCCATACTAACCCTTGCAGGATGTGCCTTAAGATCAGTGTAGTACAATGGATTATCTTTAATGTCTAAAATTGCACCGCTTCCCAGTCTTTTTCTGCCGTGCTTCTTACTAATATCCATTTTATATAAAAGGTTAGTTCCATATTTTTTATTATAGTCATACAGAAAACCTCTATGGGGGTCGTCCGTTCCAGACAGGCCTGTTCTTTTGAGGGCCTCTTGAAATTCTCTTAAATTTTTCTCGTCCTCCCATTGTTTAAGGTTGTCTTTTAAAATTAATTTACCCTTAAGTTCCTTATTAATATCCTCTAAATGTCCTGCTCGTGTAACTAATGTTTGATAATTTCTAGGATCTCTGGCAGTCCTGTAATCAGTAAGATTTTTTAAGATAATTCTTCCTTTCTGAGTCCTCTTTAAAAATGGAGTAATTTCTTCTATTCTTTTCAATGACTGTGTGGAAGCTGAACCTTTAGTAGATATATTAAATCCTAAAGATTGAAAAATCTCTGGTGTAAAAGCCTCCTCCCTAAAACTAACTGGCTTAGAGAATTTCTTTGCGACATAATTATAAAAATTAGGTACTAGGTTTCTTTCCCCTTGCTTTGCAATTATTGCCGCTACGTTAGGCCTAACATTAGTCCTGGCTTGCTGCTTAACAAATTTCTCAATTCCTTTTACTGCTGTTTTAGCTACCATCTACTCACCGTACTGGCGCATCCAATCTTTGGCCCAATCGAATCTTTTGTCCTCCAGTCTTTCTGTATTTCTCATGATTCCTTCATCGGCTCTTTTTGATGGTCTAATTTTTTTAGCCAGTCTGCTTGCTGTTTTTAGTGCCGGTTTAATTAATCCAGCACCACCTACTATTTCAGAAATTTTATGCGCCTTCTCGAACGTTTCCGCACGTCTAGGGTCATACTTGAACAATGGCTTGCCCATGGACGCATAGTCAAATCCAAATTCAAACTCCCTTAGTGGACTTGTCTTGCCACCGCCAATATTGTACTTTCCTAGAAGAAGTCCGTCCACTGACTTTTGGAACATGTCTTCATACATTTTTCCATAGCGATTATTCCACTGTCGCTCATATTCCTTATCCCATTCATCATCATATTCCTTTGGATTTGTGTTTGGATTTTCCGCCGCCCATTCAGCCCAGGAAAATGCCTGATCAGTCAGACTGCCAATTTCATTGGCCTTTTCCTCATTCCAGAATCCATCCTTGCCAAAGAAATAATCATCAACTTCCTTTTCCGCCTTACTTTCAATTCTTCGCATGTCAACATTTTCGCCTTGGTCCCTGAAAGGATTGTCTTCAATGAGCGTGGGCGTGCCAAGCAATTCACTTTGAAGAGCATCTGCTTGATATTTCCATTCTGGTTCATATATGTCCGGGAAATCTATTCCGGGTATGAGTGTAGCTCCTCTTTCTTTAAGTTCTTTTTTAGAAAAAGGATTGTAAAGTTCAGTTTGTGCTAGTTGTGATATTCCTGCCTGTCCGATGTCAGCAGCTACGTCAGGAAAAAATTGTATAATGTCCTTTAGAGTGTTCGCGCTGAATCTTCCAACATCCTTGTATATCTCAGGATCCTTTAATCCTTCGTACCACTCCCTGTCCGGACCCTGCTCACCATACGTTCCGTATAGATCTTTAGTTTCTTCCCAGCTTGGTCCGCCTAAAGCACTATATAAAAGTTGTAGTCCTGTACCATACATCAGTAATACTCTCTCCCCAGTTGCGCGTGTTCAGTCTTATCATCCTTTAAGTCATCTTTCAAGGAAACATAGTATCCTTGACGATAACGCATTAACGCTTGCGTGGTTGAATCCACGTAATCATCATTGTCGCCGAAGGGGAAGGCCGCGCATTCCTCGATCACTTCCTCAGCGAATTTTTTATTGGGCGCCCATATCGCTCCCGACTCAAAGAGTGGGGCTACGCTGTTTACCCTCGAGTGCTTATCATTGCCTTTAGAGGGTGTAAAGTTTATAACAGGTATTCCTGCCTTTTGCAACTCATGAGTTAATGGTAATCCACTAGCCTTCGCTTCCACCAAAATTGTCTCCGGTTCCCAGTACTTATACTCCTCCATTGCAATCTTTTTGAGCTCAGGAAAGTTCCATCGACCCCTTTTTGCATCCAGAAGTATAAGAGATTCCCGGTCGTCCTCTGACGGCGAAAATACGCCCCATGTCGTTATTGCGGAGTAGTCAGCCGTCTCTTTTTTCGAATATGCGGTGTCATAGGACTGAATTATGTATTTTAATTCCGGAATATTATCTTTTTCCCATTTTTTCCACCATTCACGCTTAATTAACGCTCCTTCCTCGGAAGTTGGGTTCTGCATCCACTGCGCGTTCCATTTTGTGAGTGGAATGGACGCTTTTACCTTATTCAGGTTGTCCATGTCCCAAAAATTGCCCCACATTGGCTTATCATTCAAAATTGCTGGAAATTCGACTATTTCCCACTGATCAGCCATGGATTCTTTCCCCTGTGCCTCCAAAAGTCGTCCTGTTAGGTCCTTTACGGACCATCTTGTCATAACAAGTACTATTGCACCACCAGGTTGAAGACGCTGACGAGGGCCAGAAGTATACCACTCATAATGACCATCCAAAACAGTAGGTGAGAGAGCATCTTGTTCTGAATGAGGATCATCGATAACAAGTAAATCGGCACCACGACCAGTAATAGCGCCACCAACACCAGCAGCAAAATACTCACCGCCATGATTCGACTCCCAGCGGCCAGCAGCCTTAGAATCTGTCGCCAAAGTGACATTAGGAAAGACTTTTTCATATTCATCCGACTCCAATAGGTTCTTTGTCTTACGACCGAAGCGAATTGAGAGTTCTCCGGTATGTGTTGTTTGTATCAGCTTTGCCTTTGGGTGTCTACCCATGAAAAAAGCAGGAAAAAGGTGTGATGCGAACTCCGATTTGGTATGCCTTGGTGGCATATTGACGATTAATCGCTTCAATTCGCCCCTTGCAACTCGATTTAGCTTCTCTGCGTATATTTTATGGTGATATCCTTCAATAAAATCGGGCCAAACGGACTTTACAAATGTTAAAAAATCTTTTTGGGCAGCTTCTTGCCTGTCTAATATTGCGTTTTTAAGGATATACTTCAAAGTTTGGGTGTCCAAACTTTCTAATTTAGAAATGTTTTGCATTTTTTAAAAATTTTTCTCCCTGGAGTCCCTATTATAACGTTTTTACACGTGATTGTCACTCTCAAACTCACCTTTAGATTTTTCAAAGCATGCTTATCGAAAAAGGGGGGGGTTGGGGGTCGGAGCTTCAGAGTCCCGGGCGCCGACCTACTACATCTAGTACCAACAACCACACCCAACCACTACATCCCGGGCGCGACAATTTGTCGCACCACTACATCTTGTGTATCAGGCATAAAAAAAGGGCTACATTTAGTAGCCCTTTAATCGTTGATATCAACTAGGAGAACTCTATTGAGCTAAACCTAATCGTTGCAATAAATAACCTACATCTTTTTGTAAGTGCTGAATTAACTCCAATGATTTAACATTGTTGTTATCTTTGTTTTCAACAACCCATTCAACAAGGCTATTCATAATAACACCACTAACCAACTTCCAATCCATACTATCAGTCTTTGGAACTGAAGCAATAGCCGATTTAATATCGGTGATTGTTGCTTGGTCTTTAGTGTATTCTATAACTTCGTTAATAACTGAACTAATGTCAACATTACTAACTGAAGTTTGTTTTGTAGTCGTGACTTCCTTTGTCATATTTCTATTTCTCCTTTAAAATATTATTATCATAATTATTATGATAAGTAAAGTCCAAAACCAAAATTTATACGTCATAATGTGAATAAGTTAATACCTACATAAAATATAATACACCACATTATACTAATATAAATGGCTAGAGCAATCAAGTTCATTGAACTTGATTGCTATTAATATGGGTAATTGTATTGGGGTTTACATTTGCCCATCTACGAGTTTCCCCGTAACCATTACCAACTTTGTAAACAAGAACATAATCATTATGTTCTTTGTGTTCACCATCAATCTTTTTAGTTGTACCTAAAATACCTCGATGAACATAACCTTCTGTTCCATCGTTCTTTAACCAACGAACAGAAAAGAGTCCTTTAACCCTTGATTTAAAATCTGATTTTGTCATATTTCTATTTCTCCTTTAATTATATATAGTCATTTATTAGGATATTTCAACAAATCAATTAAGGTCATATTAAGGCATCAACCTTTGCCGAAGGAGGCTGGCGTGTCCCGTGCTGCCCGGGCGAATCATAAATGTCCTATTATTATGGAGTTTGAGAATGGGAGTTTGCAGGAGTTTAACGAGAGGACTTACAGATATGACTACCATGCCTCTCTATTCCTTGCGAGGAAATCTTATGCTCGAATTGTGGTAAAGACCACGCTTCTGGTCAGTTTCCTAACTGTTCCGCAAAATGAGAAACAGAGTGATCAACATCCTACGGCTTAAGAGAGACATCAATCAGTAGTATCAAATACCTTTACTCTATTTCTACTCTCATTATACTACGAATCCGATTCATAGTCAATGGCTGTTTATGTGGATAACTTTTTTCCAGTCAGGGAGGAAGTATCGGCGCGCCCGGTGCGTCATCACCAGGATCCTCGATCTAAATAAAACTGCGGAAAATAGTGGAGTTTGGGAGTTTGCACGCTGCGCCCCGGAACCTCCAGCTGCACTGGCGTTACATATTAACCAACGCAGCTGAAGCCCGGGAGCTTGATGGAGTTTTACCCCCACCAATAGTTATAGCCATACCATAAAAAGAAGCAGAAAACCGCCAATTTTATAGGTATGAGTAATGTAAGTCAATCCATACTACCTTCTCTTTCTACCTGCAATTTCAGGTGATGACAACAATACCTGGGCTTTCGCCTTCAGTCAACAGGAAAATAAATGGCTGATTTCCACCATTCTTCCGTGAACGCACTCCCGCGGGCGCCCCGGGGAAACAACTCACCAAAATAAGAAATCCCAGAAAAGTCCCATTTATAGTGGGAGTTTGGGAGTTATAGAAAGGATCGCGCGCCGGGCGCTGGACTTCACAAACCCCCAATCGCCGACCGAAGTCGGCAACATAAGGGAGTTTGGGAGTTCTAGTTCGTTTGAGGTTTCATTATATCCCTTATCATATTAGAGTATAAATTACCCTTTGATTCTTTATCATCTTCCTCGTGTGCTTTCTCCACACGCTTGGCGTTGCGAGTCATAACAGGAACAACCCCATCATAATGATTCGCAATTCTGTTTAATACTATATTATTTTCTTCAATG